CTCCAACCCGATCACTACCACAGGGCTCTACGAGCTCAAGGCTGGTGACACGGAAGGTATTGTCGTTGGCCCCCAATACGACGGCACATCCGATGGAGCCGCTGCCGTTACTGGTATTACGCTCGCGAAGCTGAAGGCCATCCGCACGACCATGCTTCGACTCGACTCAATCACCCAAGACACGGTACTGAACTGTTTCCTTACAGCGAAACAGCTCGAAGAGCTCCTGGGTATCGACGAGATCATCAACTCCGACTACGCAGTCCGGAAGAGCCTTACTGAGGGCAAGGTGACAACCTTTATGGGTTATCGCTTCATCCACAGTGAGCGCCTGCCAGCGGATGCCAGTGGTTATCGTCGTTGTCTTGTAACTGCCTCCAACAAGTTTGCAAAGCTGGCCATTGGCAACGAGCTTTCTGCGAACATGTGGCGAGACACTGCCAAGAAGAATGCACCTTACATTCACTTTAAGCTCTGCGCACAGGCTGTTCGCATGTGGGGTGAGCTTACTGCTGAGATGAAGTGCGCCGAGTAACCTTAACAACAAACACACAAATACCATGTCTACCGAAAATACATTCGATGATACATCCGCAGAGCTCACCCAGGTCGACGGTGCTGGCCACGACCCACTGCCCCCTACTACACAGGGGGGTCGTGTTCGAGTGGCCCAGTTCAGTAAAACGACCACGGTGGCTCCTTCGGATGCCGACACGCTGGAATTGGTTCGGCTCCCGAAGGGGGCTGTTATCCTATCTGGCGCGGTCACTTGGACGGACCAGGACACCGGGGCAGGCACATTGGACATTGGCACAGACGATGGCACCGCAGATGCGGACGCCATTGCCTCTGCTTTGGACATCAGTGCTGCTGGCAGTTCGGCGCTCCTGGAGGCGACGGCATTCACGCCTATCGTCCTGGACGCACCGACTTCGGTGTTCGCTACCTACAACGAGGGCACTGCACTTGCTGTGGGGACTATTGCAGGGTATCTCCTGTACGTCGTAAACACCTAATCAACTGGGGCGGTCGGAAATACGCACCGACCGCCCCTTTTTTATGTCCTCTCCAAAGATACAGATAGCGAACCTTGCTCTCCTAAAGATGGGAGAGAGCACTATAACCAGCTTCGATGACGGAACGAAAGCCTCGAACACAATAGCGGCCGCCTTTGACCACAGCGTGCGCTATGTATTGGAGCAGCGCAACTGGCACCGTGCTATAAAGACGGTACAGATAGCCGCGAATACTGACGGCCCTGTTGTAGAATATACATCTTCGCACAGACTACCCTCGGACTTCGTTCGGGTAGTCTCTGTTCGTAACCCCGCGAAATTGGTGGACACCGATTACGTGATACATGGGGATAACATCCATACGAACAACACCTCCATTTACCTGGTGTATATACGGGATATTACCCAGTCCAATTCCTTTCCCGCATATCTGGCGGACCTTATTGCGTCTTACCTGGCATGGAATATCTCCCCTTTCCTTTCTGCTGACTCAGACAACACAGGCATGATGCAGCGGAAGTACCAGGCTTCCCTTGCTGCGGCTAAAACATTGGACTCCCAGGCAGTGGCTCAGTCCAGTTACCTTGATACTAGCTCTACTTTCCTTGACTCCCGGTATAACTAGACATGGCAAATGTTGTCCATCAACAAACAAATTTCAGTGCGGGACTACTAAGCCCCTACCTGCGTGGGCGATTCGACTTGGACAAATACGGTTCGGGTTGCCAGGTCCTTGATAATTTCCTTCCGCTTCTTCAGGGGGGTATAAAGTTCCGTCCGGGCACTGCATTTGAGGCGGAATCCCAAGCCACTGTCTCTGGCGGCATACGCCTTGTCTCTTTTTCCCCGTCTTCAGATAAAAGCTATATTCTGGAGTTCAGTTCGGTGGGTCTTCGTGTTTACGATAAGAACAAGGATATTCTTTCTGGGTCTTTAACAGAGACGGATGCGTACCCCTACGGCAGCGACGACCTGTCCAATTTGTATTTCTCCGAGGACGGTTTTGTCCTTCGTATAACTCTTCTGGATGGTTCCCTTCCGCCCTACACTATAACCTTGGACGACGACGGGGGCTCTCTTCTCAGCGACTTCACCTTAGCGAAGGAGGTGTTTACGTCAGAGCCGTTCAATAGTGTGAAGGACAACGAGGACACGGTCCTTACGATAGCCGAGGAAGTCCAGGTCCAAAAGCTACAATCCAGCGGCACCACAGCCTTTGACCTCGCACCCGATGGCCTACCCTGGTCCGACGCAGCTTGGGCCGATTTGGGCGCCACCCCTGCTTATGTGGAGTATCGAAAAGGCAACTCCTGGTTCCTTGGGCGTATCTTGGACGGGAACGTTGTTTCTGGTGTGCCCCATCCTTCCACTTTAACGGGAACAGGGTATGTGTATATAGACCCTGTGGATTCCGTTATATCTTCGATAGATGCTTCCGCTCGACTGAGCTACATAGATGACAGCTATTACGACACGGACCACCATATTGTTCGCTCCGACACACTTCTGTTTAACAAAAACCAAGAGGGTGCGTGGCTTCGTGTGACCCAGAACTACACCTCGCTATCGGACCATTCGGGCACGTCTTACCCCACAGACCCGGACAAGACCCATTGGGTGCAGATTTCAGAATACCTGGGACCTGTTGCTCGTGCCGTGGATTTTATCACGGTGGTCTCTACTGTTAGTTCCTCCTGGTTCCGTAATTGGTCTTCCGGCCACCCCGAGGCACATAAAACAGCAGCAGATGAGGGCAGTGAACTTAAGCTTGGGAGTGTGTATCAGATATTGGCCAAATCTGGAGACACCTATCCACACTTCTGGGTAAGTGGCCCACAGGAGGAGAACTGGTATAAACAAGTAGATTGGCGCGATGCTTTTGAATATGGAATGGTTGGGGAGCAATTCACCTGGGCGAACTACGCGGCAGTGGGCGGAGGCGGCACAGCACACCTGTCGAACGAGTCTACACGGAAACAGGTGGACGAGGTTGTAGTTGATGACACCTCTGTTTTAATCGAGGGGGAGAATTTAATGACGGCAACAGGTGCCATATCTGTCATAGACAACACAACCTCCGACGACACTCTACTAGAGCACACTGCCCGTGTTTACTACGAGGGCCCTTCTGGGTTTTCTTTTGGGGCCTCCGATGTGGGCAGGTTCATACACGCTCGATTGGGGGACGAGCAATGGGTTCTTTTACAGATAACCGCGGCAGCCGCCACTTACGTCGATGTCGCCGTGTTCGGCAACATACCGAAAGAGGACGATACATCTGAGATACTGGAGGGGGGCCAATCCGACGTGTTCAAGCTCAGTGTTTGGTATTCCGGAAACTACCCATTCACCTCAGAGGTATACGAGCAGCGTCTTGTTTTCGGCGGCGCCCCTAATCAGCCGGAGCATATCTGGATGTCCCACCTGGAGGACAAGGCGGACTTCCGGGAGGTAGAGGACGACAACCAGGTTTTGCGGACTACGGGAATAAAGTATAACCTTTCCGGCGGCACACTGAATAGGATTACTTGGTTAAAGACGGGGCCTACACTGATGGTGGGGACAGAGTCGTCTGAGTGGCAGGTTCGCCCCAACAACTTCGGGGAGGGTGTTTCCCCCACCAATATTCGTATATCAACAGAGACAGCCCTTGGCTCCTCCTTGTCTTCTTTGCGGATAGGGTCCTCCATCTTCTTCGTTGAGCGATCCCGTCGTTCTATCCGTGAGATGTCCTACGACTACCAAATTGACGGGTGGAAGACCACCGACCTAAACATACTGTCCAATCTCCTGTTTGTGAACGACCCTGTTGTTAAGATAGCCTACCAGCAGAAACCAAACTCTATGCTTTGGGTACTCACCCAAGGAGGATACTTGTTCTCTCTAACCTATGACAAGGACCAGAATTTCTACGCATGGTCGAAACATTGGACGGAGACGGAGAGCACACAATCCGTGGTGGTGGATATTGAAGTACAGGGGCGTGCTGGGCTGGAGTCCTCCGAAGACGTGCTTTGGCTTGCAGTGGACAGGGGCGGTGCTGCTTACAGCATGGAAACACTGGGGCCTGACTACCAGGAGTCCGATCCCTCTGACAACTACAAAGCAGGTGCTAATTTCTTGGACGCCCATACGGTCCTCTCTGGGGTGGGGGACATACCCTCTGCGCATAAACTCACCTCCGGTACTCTCGACGTAGGGTCTACTTATTACATCTTGGACTACCAAGCAGGGGATGATTTTACGAACATAGGGGCCTCTGCCAACGCAACTGGGGAGAAGTTTACAACTACCGGAGACACCCCCACTACGTGGACGAATGCTTCTATTCTCTCCAAAAAGAAGCAAATCACGACCCCTTCTCATCTCGAGAACACCACGGTATCTGTTATCATAGACGGGTCCTACTCTGGGGACGTTACGCTAACATCTGGAGCATGGGATCTTCCTGGATCCCAGAACTTCGACTCCCACGTGACTCTGGGGTATGCCTACACAGGCAGAATGGAGACCCTCCCTATCTCGATCCCTGGGATTGAGGGTCCGACTTACGGTCGAGTAAAGAAGCTGAAGGACGTATGGTTTTATCTCTACCAGTCTTTGGGATTGTCCTATGGGATACAGGGGGTGGAGACCACAATGGCTTCTTTCCGAAGCACTGGGGACACCATGGATCGGTCTCCTCCCCTTTATACTGGATTTCAGGATGATAACCAACTAGAGTCGGGTTACGACAACACAAGCTCCCTTGTTGTAGAGCAGACACAGCCCTACCCCTTGACAATTCTAAGCATGGGGGCCACTATATCCACCAACCAATAGAATGACGCCCACCATACTAGCCGCCGTATCTTTAGCATCCACCGTAGCTTCCACTGCGATGGGGGTTATGGGTGCCCTCGCACAGGGGAAGCAGGCGAAGGCCGCTGCGGAGCAACGCGCAAAAGAAGCATTGGTGAACGCAGCACAGACGTCCTCTGATATGAGGTACAACGCCCTGGAGGCGGACTACCAGAGGGGGCTTATTGCGCAAAAAGCTGCGGACAATCTCACAGTGAGCTCTCGAAAGAGCAAACAGAAAAACGCCGCGTCTGCTGCCGTCGCTGCAAAGAGAGGGCTCTCCCTCAGTGGGACCTCCTTTTCTCAGGTGTTGGCCTCTGAGTCGCACGAACAGGCCCTACAAGATAGGGCTATGCTCGCAGAAGCCGCCGACGCAAGCACAGGCACGGCCCTTAAGAAAGAACAATACTTTCGCAACTCCAAACAAGCTATGTCCGTAGGGAGATACCAGGCCGCAAGTGCAAGACGTGCGGGTCGTATCTCCGCAAGTAATGCCAAGTGGAAGGCCCTGGGGGCTGGTATTTCCGGAATAGGCTCTGCGGTCGGCTCCTTTTCTGTATACAAAACAGAGAAAACCGCCGCCAATGAATCTGCTGCTGCACTCTCCCTCTCTGGTTTCTAGCTATGCCAATACAATCACCAACCCCCGTACGTGGATTTTCCGCCGCCCCCTCTTCGGGTGCTTCTTCTGTTGGGGCGGCCCTTGGTTCGATTGCCGGTACTACGGACCAGATGCGAGCACGGGCCGTAAGGGACAGAGAGGAGGCAGAGCTTCGACTTCAGCAGAGAAACCAGCGCGACGTTTCCTTCTTGGGGAAGTCCCTGGATATGCAGATGCGGCAGGCATATACCGTGTGGGAGGCAGAGAACGAGGCGAAGCTTGAGACCTCTCCCGAGTCTTTTGAGGGGATGGAGACGGCCGAAGCGAACTTCTCAGCATTCAAGGATGACTTCTTGGAGAACAACTCAACCTATAAGAGCCTCTCTCAGCTCCCCGAAGGAGACAAGCAAGTCGACCTTATAGTACAGAGCTTGGCGGTGACGAACACCCAGTTTAATTTATCTCAGGACGAGAATAGGCGGGACGCTGTTCGCTTGCACGCAGGTATAGCTGCGGAGGAGACAATGAATGAAAGGGCCCGCGACCTTGTTCTCGGATACCAGAAAGAGGTGTCTCAAGGAGGTGGGGACCCTGCTTTGTTCCTTGAAGCGCTTTCCGGGGTTAAGGACGATTTCTTGGCCTTAGCGGACAGCGAGCAGACCCTTACCGCAATGGGTAATACGGCTTCTCAGGTGTTTGCCTCCATAGCTTCTAGCGTTTTCCCAAAAAGCGAAAAGGATGTAGATCTAGTGGACACCCTACTAAAACAGGGCAAGGTGCCTGCTCATATAGCGGTCCCCCTGGCTGCGAAAAAGAGAGAAGAGCTGGAACGCTTTGTAATACAAAATGAAACTGCGGGGGACACAGAGACTAGAAACAACCTCAACCGAGCCCTGTCGGGACAACCCACAGCACCCACCACCAAGGTTTTCCCAGCAGGCAGCAGGAATGATCAGATGCAGGTGGTTACGGGACTAATAGAACAAGCACCTAGTATGCTTTACACTGTTATGTTCGGAGATGCCCTTCCGGAGTCGGCCTCCGTATCGGAAGTACAGGCAGTGGCGGCCGAATCTTTCCGAGGCATACTGGACGAGAGCATACCGCCCAAGGACCGACTGCCCGAAATCCAGCAAGCTT